TTCTGTAAGTCTGGTGTGGCAATACAAATTCGCTTTTGTGGTAGCTATATCCTTTTGCTCCTAATCGCATTGACTCTTGCCTTGGATTTCCGGCGCCCGTATCACCTCCCTTATAAAATCCAGAAGCCTGAGCAGCTAGCACTTTAGCTCCAATGAACGCAGATATTAAAACGCCTGCTATCGTGGTGGCAATCGGCACGCCCGTTCCAAATGGCAGCGTTGACAGCGATGCGTATATCCCAGATATCGCAGTCACAAGATTGGACGCTTGAACGGCCGAATCCAATGCAAATGCTACTTTTGCTGCTGTGTCTCTTTCTTTTTGAGCCTTGTCTCTGGCTGCCTTTTCGTCTTTGATCTGCTGCTCAACAATAACAACTCGATTTGCCTTTCCTTGTGCCTCTAGTTGCCGCTCCTGTTCTAGTTGCGACTCTAGTTGCTGTATTTGCGAATCCCTGTTGCTGACTTCCTGAGATAGCAATTGTTCCCTTTGCTTGAAGACGCCCGATATAGAAGAAATGGCATTCTGAGCGCCCGACATGACTGCCTGAGTGTTACTGTCTACAAAAGCTAGGTTTGTTTCTTCTGTTTGTTCAACGATAGAATCAATCCCTTTGATCCTAGCTTTTAGAAGCTCTATTTCTGCGTCAATTTGCTCCTTTTGAACCTTTGTCATTTCGGAGTTGAAGCTTTTAATTAGCTCTAGACGCTCCAATTGCGACTCTAGTTCTAATCTGGCTATCTCCTTTGCCTGATCTTGCTTGAATGCTTTGATTTCGGCTCCGCTCCTTGCTTCTTGGGCAAACTCTTGCCTTTGTATTTCTTGTCGTGCCAACAGTCGATTCCTTTCGATCGCTGTCTCCGAAGCATTTTGTTCTATCTTCCCAGAAAGCTCTGCGTTGAACCTAGCGAGCCTCTGCGTTTCTCTCTGTGCTGCGGCCTGCTCTTCTATCGCGGTGATGTCTCTCTGTAATTTTTCTTCGATAGACTTTATTAAGACCGCACGAACGCTCGCATCCTTAATCGTCTGGTTGGTTTGTTTTTTTTGACTGTCAGCAGTGGCACGAGCCTGCGCTATCTGCCTTGCTTCTTCGTCCTCAATCGTAGCTATCCTTATACTCTGTTCTAGCTCAATGGCTTTTTGGACTTCTGCCGACCTTTGGTTTTCGATTGCGATTCTTTGCCGAGTAAATGCGCTTAATCTTTTGGTCGACTGCTCTTGCAGTTGAAATATCTTAACTTGAGCAGCTGCCTCTTCGTCTAGTTCTGATTTGCTGCTTTTCGCTTGTGAGTTCCGTAAACGAATTGCCGAGAGACGCTGCCTCTCAACGGCGATTTCTCGCTGCGCCAATCTTGTTTCTGCTTTCTCAATCGCATCAATGGCTTCAATTCTCTCTTGATACGTATTGTTGGTGTTGTCTACAATTTCCCTTGTTTTGGCTAAATCCTTGTTGATCCTAGCCCTATCGACACTTAAACGGCGCTGCGCGCGTGCTGCTGCCTGTAGTGCCGCTTCTGCCCTTCCTGCCGACTCTGCTGCTTTCAGGGCCTGTTCGTTGACTTCGGATATGCTCTCTGAGAGCTGTTCCCAACTGGGTAAAACGCTTCCTAGGGAATAGGCATCTGCTACCTTTTTTCCGCCATTACTTATTTGATCTAGGGCATCCTCAATTCCTTGTGAGTCAAAGGACAAAGAGGCTACAATTACACTTCCTAGCCCCTTGAATATTTCGCCCAAACCTTGGACTACTCCCACAACTCTGTTTTGAAGATCATTCAAAAAAGCCGTGATGGCCTCCCTAGGGTTGCTGAATGCCTCAAACAAAGACTTGCCTGCACTAATAGCTACATCTGCAATAACATCAAGGTAGGTGCCCACAATTGCCATTGCTTGCCCTAGCTTCTCAGAGCCTTCTTCCGTCTGAGAGAACCGGCGTATCAAGAAGCCCATTACGCTTACTACCGTGGTAAAAAACAAAGCCAATGGATTCCTAGACACTACTGTTAGGATTCGACCTAGCTTGGTACCTGCGCCGCCTGTCAATTTCAGTGACGCCGCAAAGTCCTTGGTTGACTTACTTCCTTTTTTAGTAGATCTATTGTAATTGTCTTGGGCCTTCTGGTTTTTCTCGGTCTCTTCCTTTAGGCCTCCTACTTGGGATGACAGTCCTACATAGGAGCCGGCAAGTTCATCAATTGCCTTCGTGGAGCTGCTTGTGTCAGACATGCTATCTGCCAACGAGTCGGTGGACTCTCTTGCGTCTTCTACACTCTCTCGAAGGTCCAAAAGGCTTCCTTTTGCATCTTCGAGATCGTACAAGATCGTTGTTGTAAGTTGATTATTAATGTCTACCACAGCTATTTTTTATTAGCTTTCTTAATTTGTTCGGAATGCGCTATTGCTCTTTTCTGCGTCTCGTTTAATATATACTGAAAGTCCACAGCGCTAATTGACCTAAGGTATCCAGCGGTATAGTTTGAGTTATTTGTTATTGTGTCAATGCTTTTGAGGACTTCCTTTTTTGCCTCCTTTGCCATGTCCTTCCAAGACCAAAACAAGCCTGTACCCGTCCTTTTAAATCTTAGATCAGTGTAAAGCCATGATAGGCTTGATCCATTAGGCTTACTTATTGAGTCTGGTAGTTTTGCTTCAAAATCGGCGCTGATCTGTCGCAAAAAATGCTCGCAAGCAAAAAAAAATCATTTGCAGCAATGCATTCCTTTGACCAATCCGATATCCATTCACTTGCAAGTTCAAAACTCCATGCATCCGTGTGTGAAACGCCTTCTGGCATAATGAACAGCGTGCAAATGTAAAAGCAAGACCCATAAACCGCTGTGTTCATTTCCGGATTGAATAGCGTATCTCTCAATGACATTTGCATCGAAAGGGCCTGTGTAAGCTTTTCCGAACGCTTTGCTGGGTCTAGCTCTATGATTGCAGAAGAAAGCACTTTGAACGTCTCATCAACCGCCTGCCTTGTCTGTGCTGGTGTCTCTGACAAAGAGAAGATGTGATTGAGTAGCTTAAATACGACTTGCTTGTCAATGGTAAAATCCGTAACCGGCCGGACAATGTAAGTGGTCCCGCTTGCTTTAAAGGAATTGGGCATGGCATACTTACCATCGTGTCCTTTGGCAAGTATGTGCTTAACTTCTTCCTTAGGCGTGAATTGGTCCGCTGCCTCTTTAAGCCGTTGATCAATGGAAGAGTCCGGCGACATAATACGCTTAAGATGCAACCATCCGCTATATAATGGATTAAACATGGTGGTCCTTGAATGTTTTAGAGTTGATGTAAATCGTTAAAACAGGCGTGCAAGTCCACCCGAAAAACACAAAAAGCAAGTCTATCCAATGGAATGGGACCGCACACAAAGCCGTTGCTACAATCAATATTGCCAGCAAAATCAAGAGCGTTAACCATCCAGAAAGGCAGGTCGCACACGTTAGTAGGGATTGCCATTTTTGCCCAGAAGGAAAGTAATTAGGTAACCACTCTAAAAGACCATAAGGTTGGATAAGCATCTTGCTATACAGCAAGCAAGAGCAAGATGAAGTCATCATAACCAGCAATACTATTGCAAATGTGTACATTTCTAGCAGTTGATTGGTGTTTGTAAAACAAATCTTGGGGCACACCTTGGGTCATATTCCATCTCGAATTTTACTTCTATTGAGAAAAAATCGTAAGGCGTTAAATAGTAGCGACTACTCTTAGGGTAGCTATACTTTCCAAATAATTGCGTGGCATCCCTTGAGCCGTCACGCGTTGGGCTAGAAGAAAACTTTCCAAGGTGCGTTCCAGTAAGCGAAATCATCCCTTTAGCGTAGAGCGCATCTTCTAAGCCTAGAATGATTTCTAGTGGCGTTGAGCATCCCTCAACGCCAAGCATTCTTAAGTTGATCCAAGCTACTAACCTAGCGGACCCTTGTGCCTTTATGCTGTGCTGATTAGGGTACGCTGACTTTGTCCGCTTCACTGACATTGGCGTAATCTCTTCCCAATAAACGACGCTCGTCACCTTATCATTTGGGATTAGATCATGAAGAGGGTCTTGGTTGTTGCAATTCTTGCTTACGACGCCACATGCGACAGGGTACGTTTCTTCAGAACCAGTTTGCCCATGCGTTGCAGATTGGACCAAGCCTCCGTACCTGCCCACCCAATCCAATGCGCTTATTCTCGGCGACATTTGATCTATTATGTACTTGAGCTTACTCATAGGCTAGGTCGGTTATTAATTGTGCCCATCTTTCGTTAACAGAGGTGGTCATCAATGTGTTTTCTTGCTGAGAAAGCTCAAGCAAATGAACGTCGTCTCTTTCTGCGTTGAGCAAAAGCAATCTTTGCGCATACGGACTTTGCCCACCTATAACTACCTCTATAGAGGAATCGGTGGAAGATTCGGACACAACGCCCGTTTCTGCCCACATCCTACCAGAGAAGCTATAATCTTTAGCCTCTGTTTGTAAATTGTTTGCTGATCTTAAGAATGAGTAGCTTTCGTAAGGATTCTTAGAAGCCCTTACTTTTTTCTCTGCCCCTTGGCTGGTGCTACGTCCGTATAGGAAGTATTTGGGAACAGGAGTGGTTGAGTATCTGCCTGTTGAGCTTCCGTCTGCCTTGGTCTTCTGGTTGAGCACCCTGTTTTTGACCAAAACAACGGTATCGTTTGCAGCTTTAACCGCAAACGGAGCAATGGATTGCGCAGTTTCATCTATAAGCCTGTCTAGGAAATCGACAAGTTGCTGCATGTGCGTGTCACTTGAACACGGTTATTTCGCTGCTATAATATTCTTTTATAGTGCCATTGATCCCTAGCGATAAGCTAAGGACGACAATATAGCGCCCACATGGGGGGTATGGCGCCTGTATGAGGTTAGATGAGCAACTAAACACATGATAACTTACATCGTTATCAATCGCTGACTCTGAGAGCAGCGTAACGGTAGGCAACACTTGTATCCTCTGTCCATCAGCGTCTTCGTAGTGGATTGATCGGACGGTGTCTTCCTGCGCCCATATTTGAAAAGAAGGCAACTCATCTCTAGGTGTTAGCCTGCCTTTGTAGGCGCCCTCTAAACCGTTGTTGTAGAGAATATAACCTTTTTCTGTGTAAAAAGGCAATCCAGCGCCTTTTTTGTCAACGGTTTCCAACAACGATTCTGATAGCTGGAAGGATGTAGACAGAACAATACCTTGCTCCTTAAAATATGGCACAAAACTCACTCTCTCTATGGTCATCCATTCGTAGTAGCTTGAAACAGATTGGTAAATAGCAGGAAGAATCGCATAGGGAGCCTTGGTAGCAGATCTCTCAGAAAAATTGAATTTCACATACCTAAAGGCCTTGTCGTAGGGCCCGTATTTGTCCATTAAGTTAGATTGGGAAATTGCCACATTAGGATAAAAGGTCCTTGTTATTGCACCTTTTTCACTTAGTCCGTCATCGGCATTTAGCGACCTAGGTTGCACCAAGCACAAAGAGTCATCTGGATAGTCTTGTGGCGATTGGCTCACCCTGTACACTTCTCTTACCAACGAGTCTAGCTGCTTAGTGACTTTGCTCTTTGCGGATAAATCAAGGTACTCAATGTCTGTGCCACTAAAATCAATGCTCTTGTCTCCTGTTGAGTACTCTTCCCTCTTTGGTGTCTCAGATTGTTCTATCGTAATAATGGGCATACCTAGGAAGTTGCCACTTACGTCAACAACGCCATTTGGCTGCTGATAGCTTACGTGCTCTATCCTGAGCTGCCCAGTTCTTTCGTTGATGCTCCAAAAAGCGTTGAGCGCTTCGCATATCTGCTCAAGAAAGTCTTTTAGGACAAAGTCCTGCGTTCTTGAGTAGTCGCCTATCTCTAGGTCCTCCCTTTTAACATCAGCGCATTTATAAAGGTGCATACCCTTAAGCTCGTTTTCAAGCCCAGTAACGTAGTTTGTGTCGTCACTTAGCAGGCTTGATTCAACGCTCATTCTTGAGCTGGCTTGTCGAGCAGCATAATTCAGGACATCCGTCAGTCTCCTTCCGTTACTAAGCTGCGATATCTCTCCAACTATTTTGGTCTCGTCCGCCCAAAGATGAAGCTCTGCCGTATTGATGGAATTGGTCCTGCTGTCTAGTAATCGCCAAGACTCTTGATTGTTAGAGGGTGGAGGAACGGGGACCTGTCCCAATGGCTGAATTTGCCATTGAAAGTAAATAACACCTAACTGCAAAGGACTTAATGACTCGGGCGTTCTTGCCCAAGATGAAGTTTTGTTATCCAAAGATCCGGCTGTCACTTGCTCCCAGTCTCCTCCTGATGGAGGCACAGGTTCTCCTGCAATGTCTAGCGTCGCGATAATTTCGCGCGCGTAAATTGCATGAAAAGCACTTGGCGGATCACCGTTTGCGTCCTTGATTGACTCGCCCCACCCTGGTATTGGTGGCTGTGGGGGATTTGTAACCCCTATGTCTGCTTGGTATGTTTCCACTCTGAACTCTATTGCAGAGCGTCCATAATAACTTCTCTCGACGATAGGAGCAACCTCCATCATGTTTATCGTCTGGTCGTAGTTGGACAAGAAGGTACCAGCAATTCCACTTGTCTTGATCGGAAGCTCTATTTGGGAATAAGCTGCATCGTCCGACCGAGACTTAGATTTGGTCGTAAATCCTTCGTACACGGAGTAATCCCCCATCTGGCTAGACTCAACTATACTAAAATACAAAGGTTGGTCGGCATCCATGTCTAGGATGCTCTTGTAGTCAACATTGTCTAGGATAACTGGACTAGAAAGGATTGTTTCGTAATACCTGCCTCTACCCTCTTGGGAAAGCTTTCTTTCTATTGAAATGCTGCCGGCATTGACAGGGTTGACCTCTCTGCCGTTAATGTAGAACTTGTATTGTGCCATATAGACTACCCCCTATTTATTACGGTTTGCATCCCAATTCTTGGACCAACAGAGAGCCTTCCGTCTAGCACGGGAATCCCGAGCCTTACGCCCAATAGGAATCTATTAACGCCGTCCTTACCAAACCCAACCCGCGCGCCAAGCCCAACTCTTATGTTATGCATAAGGTCTTTAGGCGCATTAGGTATATGAACGTACCCGAAGGAAAAATAATACCGTTCGGTGCCAAATGTAGCGCCAATTGACATTGCATCGCCAATGATTATCGATAAGCTTGTCTTGTTGTCGCCTATGTTGGCTGAGATCGCAGGTGTGACAGACTGAAACAAAAGCCCAGTCCTTTCGTCCGGGTGAATCCCAGTGTAAAACATAGGAGCAAAGTCGATGCCTGCAAAAAAATGCACGGCGCTTTGCTGTTGAGCAAGAATCATTTGAGATGAAATGATAATACTGAAAATGATAATTAAGGGACGCATTTTGTTTTTTTTAGTTAAAGTGAAATCCTGTTGTTAATCCTTCGGGATGTCCTTTCTTATCGACTTAGCGAGCTCATAGCTAACCCATGCCCATTGGTGCCCGCAATTCCAACCCCCTCTATCAAGAATTATTGAGTGACCTTTCTTTTTGCCACTCCATTCTAGGCTTTCCATCTCCATTATCTCGCTTCTGCTGTAGACATTACCAATGCGACTAGCGCAAAAATCTCTTGTTGTCTCCTTCGTTGAGCCTGTGTAAACGGCGTAGTTTAGTCTTAGTGCCTTCGCGAAGGAATCGTCCATTAAACTACCATGAGCGCGCATTGCGTCCTGTCCTTGTTGGTAGTGGTAGCGCTGGTTAATCCCACCATTCCCTGACCTACCAATAACAATATCTCGAAGCGAGTCAGTGACTGCATCCGAAGTAGCGCCAGACAGGACTGCATTTGATATCGTTGACTCAATGTCGCTTTGAACATTACTCTTTGAGAAGATGCTAGACACTAGCACAGCTAAAGACTTCTGCCCTTTTGCTTTAACGCTTTTTTGGATAGCTTTCTTAGGACTAAACACGTCAAAATACCGCTTTGAGGCATTGGCATTTTTCTTGCCTGAGCCGATATAAAAGGCCTGTAGTGCCTTGTCGTTCTTGCCCGCAAGGTAATCCTTTAGCTGCTTTATGTTCCTAGCTGCATCTATGTTTGCGGATGTGGACTTTATTCTTCCCGACGAATCATAGGTCAAGTTAGGCAAAACATTGGAAATGATGTAGCTGAAAAGCCTTTTATCCAATTGCTTTGTAATTTTAAGTAGATTTTTAGTTTGATTCGTGTATTCTTTGCTCTTTTTTTTCATCAGAGCTTCCAATTGTGCAAAATTAATCTTCATCCGATTCTGCTTGTGGGTCCATGAATCCTTCTAGCTCCGAACTTAAGGACGCTGCCTGTCTTTCTGATTCTTTTTTAACATACTCCTCAACTACCTCTTCAACTAGTGTGGATTGTTGGCTAAATTTCAATTCCGAGAATTCGGTATTCTTCTCTGCTAGCTGCGAAGCAATAGCTGCGAAGTTCTGCCAAAGCAATCTAGTAGGGTGTGTGCTAGGTAAATTCATTACCACGGTTGCCGCTAAAGACTCTGACAAGGAAGAAAATGGACGATGTGCTTCAATTGCCTTTTCGTTTCTGACCGATACAGAGTAAGACCATTGCTGTCGTTCGTGCAAGCGCTTTTCTATCGACTTGAGAACCGAAGGGCTTGCACCGGCTGTCTTTGCTGCACTGAGCGTGTCGATTAGGTCGCGTTCTGAGGCAAAGGTCATATCTTTACTGTACTGCATAGAGACGGCGTAGTCTCCCTTTTCGCTGCTCAGACCTAAGTAATTGGCTATGGCGTCAACTATTTGCGTATACATCCTCTCGGGAAGAGCTGAGTAAGCAGCAATTGCAGCGTTGCTGGTTCCTTGGTGATTTAGTACCTGAGTAGCCGTAACCGCACCGCCGCCATTGCTGTTGTGATCTGGGTCCACACCAAAGATGACTTGGCAAGACAAGGACATCACCCTGTTTACCTTTTCCGCTAAGTATTGCAAGGTGCTGATTGGCGCCTCGACAGTATCTCTGATTTCGTGCGGCTTCATTGGCATCGCATAATCCTTGCTGCTTGATTCAGGTAAAGGTAGCTGCAAAATGTCGTGCTCGTCACTTATGCTTACCCTCCCTGTGCCATTGCAATTGGGACATTGTTCACCTGTGCTGATAAAAGAACCATTGACACAGGCACCCTTTTCTGGATCAACATGCCTGCACCGATCGACATATTCCACACCCTTTGGGAAGGCATGTCTTGCCTCTGTGACATCTAGCTTACTGCCGTCAGAGACGGCACGTAATAGCATTAGTCGCACATCATCCCAAAAAGGCACAAAGTAATCGCACCCTTTTTCAGAGGTCTTTAGGTAGCCAAAAGAAAACACTGGGGGCAGCCCTGGCAATTGCGTCTCTGTTATTGCGTAAGTCTTGCCTTTGATGATGCTATTCCCCTTGTATGACGCGCTACTTATTATCTCTTCCAAGAAAGCTGACTTCTTAGCGTATTCTGAATCGGCTTGTTTCCCGCCCAAGTCAGGGGCCTCCGTAAAGTAAACAAGACCGCCATCGAAAAGGTACATGTACTGGTCAAGCGTTGTGGCATCTCCGACCTGTATTGTCCTGAGATAAACAAGGTCAGTAATTGCGCCTCGTGACTTCTTGAAGTTAAGCACGCTTTCACAATACAACATCATTGGCTCGAACTTGCCTGCGATGGCATCGTAATCCACGAAAACGAAATCGTTTGGCCTGCTTCGTGTCTTCATCAGGCATTGCCCTTCCACCCACTTTAGCAAAGACTCTCCATCATCACCAAATCTACTGACCGCACGAGTTAGTTTGCGGTCGCCATCTTTAGGCGCCTTCAATTCGTTCGACCGCTTAGGTTGCTGGTAGAGCCTCTTCAAGAAGGCTATGTTTCTGGTAATGATTTCGGGCGTAATAGGATTGGTCAGAGCCTTCCTTTTTTCAAACTTATCACTTGACTCCCTTAGCTCATACCTGCTCAACAGAGAGGCGTAGCCATTGCCATCAGACAAGGCAGTGTTCTCTACCTGCAATTCTTTCACCCTAAGGAAGTCTGGATGGCGACCACCTTCGATCGTTTTTATTAAGAACGAGTAGCCAGAATTCGATTCTTGAGCCATTGTTGGCTGCCCTTCTGTTGGCTCGGTCAAACCTAATGCCTTGTTGGTCAATTGTCCTGAATCCATTATCCTGTTTTCTTGGTTATACTATAAGCGAATGCACCTAATGCATCCGGGTGACAGACATAATAAGCGAAGCAATCCGACATGTGTCCAAGCTGCTCCACTCCATCCTTGTCTTTTATTTTTTCGATCTTTCCTTCTGCTGTAGAATTTACCTCTTGAAGGTCCTTTATAAAGTTCTTGCATTTCTTTGAAACTAAAATACGTATAGGCACCGTGTTGCCATCAAACAATCGCGTACAAAAGGCTTTCCTGCCAAGCGCGCCCTTTGATATAGCTTTATACCTAGGATTCGACGCAGGAATGCGTTCAACAGCAAAGCCAGCTAGTGATCCAAGCCCACGGGAGAAATCCTCAAACAGGCTTTTCGTGTCCTTTACACCTAGTCCACGGACGCCTGTAGCGTCACCGTACAAGTAAAAGGCGCCGCTATTAGGATAGTTTGCCTCGAAGGTCTGCCCGAGCCCATAGGCAGTATTCAGTGGGCTTTTTGCTGCAATCTCGTCAAAGAACCTAACCTCAAGGTACCTGTTGTAGCCATTCCAGTAGCCATTCTTCCACTCCATTTGCGATAGAAGTCCAGACATGTATGGCCGTACATTGAAGTCAATTGAAAGATGAATAGGCTTTGTTGGGTCATACGCTAATTTTGCAGGCATTCTTGTGTGCTTAGCGAAGTCAAAGGTTGGGAAGAACTTGCCTTCCTTGGTTCCTGTTGACCAACGACCAAGCGCATAAACCACATACATGTCACCAAGTGTGCCGCTCATTGACTCAAGCGTCGCTTTGTACTCAGCAGGCAGAAACCTATTGTCCTTGTAAGTCGTGTTAATAGAGCGCACAACAGTCTCGAATTTCTTGCCGTCCACCTCGGATATGCGCTTATATTCCCAAACCTTATCGGGCACCAAAACTTTGACAACCCCAGTTCCCTCGTGCCGGTCCTCCTCATCAAACATTTGAGGCTCGGCGTACTTTGCAATCCAATGGTTTTCCGAAACAGGGTTGAATGAGACGATAATCTGATAGTACCCATTCGTTACGCCACGCAATCGCAGGTCCAATTGCAAAAACTCCTGCTCTGAAAGTTGGGTGCCTTCCTCTATCCAGATAATGGTGATCCCTTCTAAAGATTTTATCTTCTCGGAGTCATCAATACCCCTAAAGATCATTTTGGACTGGTCCTGTGACCTCCCACCCCTTGGTGGTTTCTGTGCGATTTTAAGCGGCTTCTTGGTAACCTTCCATCGGCTTGACAAGCCCAAGGAGTCGAGTTCATTGATAACTCTGTCATACATGGACTCTTCAATGTCACTATAGTACTTACGTACACCCAAAGCCTTGTGCTTTGTGTCTGGCTCGGAATTTAGCCGCATGGCAATTTTTTGGCTTGCCGCTACACTTTTCCCACTACCTGCACTTCCGAACAAAAATACCCATCGCGCCTTACAGGGCATTAGGTATTTAGCGTACACGTCGTTGACTGGCGGTCTTATGAGTGCTCTTTTTTCAGGTCTTGCTATTCGCGTTGCGCCCATAGTCTACTCTTCTAATGCCTCCTGCTCTTGGTCTTCGTCTGATTGATGATGCCCAAAGTCCTCGTAGGTGCCATCTTCTAAAAGCATCTGGAACACAATAGTAGTGCCTTCTAGTGGGTCCTTTTCTGCCTCTTGGTCGGGATTCAATCGCCAAACTATGCCTCCTGCTGTTTTGCGCCTGTTTGCTAGGAATAAGGCGGCGGCATTGTAGTTTGGGGCGTGCTCTTTAAACTCAATGGTTGCATCCTTAACGCCTAGATCTGTGCCGTAATTAATGACACTCTCAAGAGAAAGGTCCTTAGGGGGTAGCACGGAGCTGTCTACAGTCGGCAGCTCTACCCTATTGAACTTAATCGACCATGTCACGTGCCCTGTCGCCGCACGGTACCATCCGTCAACAACCTTTGAATCTGCCTCATCCTTGCCCTTTTGTAGCCAGTGAGCAAATTCAGGGTGCTGTTTCTTCCAATTGCCAATAGTGCCCTTGGATACACCTAAGGCTTCGGCCATTTCCTTGTTTGTATGACCAAGCAAGGCAAGCCCATAAACCGTTTGGTTTATTTGGTCCTTGTTGTCCTTGTTGTATTTGCCCGATCTCTTAGCCATGCTGTCTTTTTGTAAACAAAAAAGTGCTACTAAGCTAAAGATACGCATATAATGGCTATTTTTATAGCACTATAGCTATTTTGCAACCTAATTAGTTACATTACCAAAACTACAAACATGGGCTACAACATTATACGGCACGACAAATTCGTGGCAATTCAAGACAGAGACGCATCAGCAATTGCGGCAGGGACGTCGTACCGAGTCTCGCTACCAAGGAATGGAGATGCGCTCTGTGTTCCATCCTTAGGCAGGACACCGACTCAGGTTAATTTCACTTGGGACGAGCACAGAAAGTTGGACATTGACATTTCTGATGTTTATCTCGCAACGTCTAGCACTTCGACTCCTGTGCAATACAACGGAAACCGAGATGACCTAATTGCACTACTGAACAACGAATACCTCAATCTGCCTTCGTCTTCAACAACCCCACAAACTCCTATGACTGGACAAGTTACTCAATACGCAGGCGCCACAGCGCCTAACGGATGGACCTTTTGCGATGGATCGATGCTAGACCCTAGTGTCGAGACTGCTCTTTTTGCAGTAATTGGCACAACTTACGGAGGTGACGGCATTTCAAACTTTGCTCTGCCGGATTTTCGTGGACGATCAGCAATAGGATCAGGACAGGGCGCGTCCCTATCGAGCTTTAGCCTTGGTGATTCAGGAGGCGCCGAGAGTGTCACATTAACCACCGCACAGATGCCTAGTCACTCGCATAACTTACGAGCTGATTCTGCCTCGGGAACAGTTATTGGTCCCGCAGGTCATGCGCTTGCAAATTGCCAAACATTCGACAATGACTTTTCCGAAAACCCTACCAATGTTTCCATGAGCGCAGATTCAATTCAAGACACCGGAGGAGGTCAATCGCATGAAAACAGAAGCCCTTACCTTGCAATAAACTACATAATCGCCTTGTAAGTGCTTGCATCCAATAATAACATTTTAAGCGCTAGTCGGATTGCACGGCTAGCGCTTTTAAACTTACTATATGATCACAATAGGAATTGACCCATCTGCCTCCAAAAGCACGGTTAAATTTGCTTGGGTCCAAATCAATTGGGAAACCAAGGTAGTTACCGGTGGATTGTTTCGCAGGTGGAGGGATTTCATTGCAAAGTCGCACGAGTGGGCAGGCATGGATTCTGCCTTTGTGGCATTGGACAACTCTGGTTTGATCAACAAGACTTTCGACATGAGAGGCAGCAAAGCAGTGGTTGCGAGGAAAAGTAGAGATGTCGGGAAGAACATGCAGCACTGCGAGCACATAATTGAGCAAATGGAATACCTAGGGATTGGCTACACAGGAGTTAGCCCGAAAGCATCGGGCAAAAAGAAGTCGCAAGGATACCTACTTTGTCGCCTTCGTGCAGAGGGCTTGACCTTACACCTACACAAGTTTGCCATCATCTCTAGAGGTCCGAACAAGGGGATGATCAAACAGGATGTTTTAGATGCCTTGGATTTGGCTTTGGACTGGGCGCTGCCTATGAGGAGTAAAAGACAGCGAAGATAATTCCAACGCAATATGCAAGGATGATTTTGTACAGAGTTATTCTTTCAATTCTCTCAAGGTATAGCTCTCTTAGTAAGGCAATCCCACGGAGCACATACGACCCTACTGTTTGCGACTGTGCCCAAACCCTATACGCAAAGGACACCCTATTGCTATCTCTAATCGCCTCAATTCGCGCATTCACCTCTACAATCCTGCTCGCCAATCGATCGCCTCTCACCCCTTGCTGATCAGCGTAGTCCATGCACTGGTACGTGTACGTCAACTCGTGAAGCTCATCCATGAGTGCTGGCAGTGGTCCGTCTTCTGGTCGCTGGTCTAGTGGTTCATTCATTTCATTGCATTTAGCTTATCAATAGCATCCTGCCCCTGATAAAGGGTCGACCATAAATAGAGTTTATTAAGTTTTGGGAGATGGAAGTTTTTGATCTTGATGGGTCCGATGCAATTTATATACAGATTAGAAAGGTCAGGAAGATTCAACTCCTTTACAAATAAGCTTTTCCCTGTGTACTCAAAACTCTCTAAACTAGGCACGTCTATCGTGTCAACGCATAGGCGAGAGCCAGAAAACTCAATTACTGTCAAAGCTCCAAGGTAATTGACACCGAAAGGCACATTCTTAATCTGATGATGCGAAAATTCCAAGGCAAACATGTCCGCCATCATCTCGTAAGAATGGTCATTTTCTACTAGCCATGAGAAAAGCTCGCTTAGGTCCTCTCTTATCTCTCGGGCTACAGGATCGGCGCTATACTGAGACTCTAGTAGCTCTAGCCCGACAGCGCGCATACTTTCCTCTCCGCTTCTTAGTAGTCTCGCTATGGGATGAGATAGCTTATCAATCGGTTTACGAGGTTGAAGTTCTCGGATTATTTTATCCCATTCCCCTTTGGAATAGTAGCTACGTTCTTCTATTGTGAAAAAACTGGTTTCTTGATGGTCTTTGTTCGTCCCCAAGAACTCGTGCCTTAGGCTTGCTAGTGTGCGGTTAGTGTAATCTTTCATTGTTTCTTTTGTTCGATAACCATTCCTCAAAATCCGCTTCAATCCGTTGACTAGTTTCTTGTACGGCAAGATTGGGGGACAACTGCAATTCATGTTTTGGTCTTTCATAGTTTCTCAATTTTCTGTAGAATTGGCAACTGTTCCAAGATATTGGGCTCAGGCAATTGGTGCCAGTCAGATACATTGATGCATCGCAGGTTTTTTAGCAGTCGTATAGAATCTGGCAGCATCTTAGGTTCGTCTGCATCCAGCAGCTCAAGAGTCCAAAAGGAAGGTCGGATAAACAGAGTCGCAGAGCTGATTCTCGTATAGTACTTATGGTTTTCTCTCATAAACACCATGAGCTCATCTATCTCATCAAGGATATCCTTAGCCGTGGCGCTTCCTTTGCCTGCGTATTCATTTAGTAAACGAATTGCCTCCGTGTGATTTGCCTTGTTTAGGCATAACATCTGGTAGATAGTGTCTAATTGCTGGTCATTCATAGCTGCTCAATTTTTTTTCATATTTTTTATTCTTCGCGGAGTTAGTGTAAAATAGGACGACGATGGCAATTCGGCGATCTCAATAGTTTCCCCATCAATCTCAACCCCTATGGTGACTTCCAGGTTCCGATCTAAAGACCAGTGTGTCACTAAGCACGTCTTGACAAAATCGGCGCCGCTAGGCATCTCGCCAAAAGTAAAGTTCAGGTCCGAGACCCTTAATTTCTCAACCAGAACTACAGCATCAGTTGCGCGCTCAAGCGAACTTTTGATAAGGTTGTAGTTGTATTTTAGGCTAATTAAAGGGATGGCCTTTTTGCCTGCGCGAAACAAATTGCCAAACGCTGTAAACTGCTCGACTGTTTCTTTGGCTTCTTTAATGTTTGCAGTAAACAAAAGGTCTTGCATTTTCTCCCTAAAGGCGCATTCCATCGCCGATACAAGTCCACGAAAGATGTGTTCGGTAAAGGCAATGGTATCATTGAACTGCAATTGCTGCATAGCAATCTCTCTGTCGCCCTCAGAAGCGAAGTAAAGGCGTCCTAGTTTTACGTATTCTTCTAGTGTGTAGCTATTCATGGTGTAAAATTAAGGCATTAGAAGTTTTACGTCTGGCATAGTGCTACCTTGAACGTGCTGCTGAATGGTTTTTCCGTCGCCAAGAACCATGTAACTGCCCCATGCTTCTTGTGGCGATAGCGTCCCGTTAAGGATACCCTCAACTTGAAGCAGGACCATCTCGGACAAGGTACGCCACGCCACATTAATGGCATGCTGTTTCGTCTGCTTGGCCTTGGGCACTTTTGCCTCTTGGAGTCTACTAAGAACGGACTCATAGTTGACCTCCATTCGGAAGGCATAAACATGCTCTGCGTGGTGCCATGCAAATTCGATTCCCGTAGGAGCGCCAGATCCGTCTCCCGTTTTGGTGATTTGATGGCAACCTAAGTCCCAAAGCTTCGCTTCCAACTGTGAGGTGGACTTGCTCGACGGGATTGTTGTCGTGTAATTTCTTGGTTTTGTCGTCTTCTTCATATCTTTACGAATCAACACCGCCCTCGCCTCTCAACGAAGCGCAATTTTGGGCGGTTTTCTTTTTTTTGACCTTGATTGTAATAATTCTTCTATCCTACCTCTTCTCTCCATCTTGTCAAGCCAATCAAAAAACCTATTGGTCTCATTACGAAAAAGCTCCCTTTCTGTCCCGTACTCGTCATCTGCAAAATCGCCGTCCAGTCCAATAGCGCGAATGTCTCTAAGATGCCTTAGCTGTTCCACTGTGTAGTTAAATTCCTTTTGCATGGCTAAGGGGATTTCTTGACCAGCTTCACGCTCTTGGGGTGAATCAAGGACAGTTAAGCCGTTTTCGTATCGTTCTTCCATTTTGGTT